TAAGTAATGCCGACGCATCTGCAATAGCAAACTTTATGGTAACGGCAAATGATAGGCGCCGTACAATGAAAGCATTAGTAAACCTGTGGACATCTGGTGATTTTGTTGGTCCACCATCAATGGGTACTGGCAGAACCGTATCTGTTGTTTCAAGAGAAGACGCAGCGAAACAAACTGGAGATGCGTTCTTTCAGCTTCTTGGTAGGGCAGCAACTCCAGCAGAAGTAAAGATTGCAGTTCAAGCCATCCAAGATATGGACAGGCAACGTCAATTATCTAACGTTGAGGATCCAACTACTCTTGGTGTTGCAGCTGAAGAGCAAGCAATGAAGGCTGCACCTGGGGAGTTTGGTGCATACTCAGCAGGTAAAGCAATCAATCAGGTCTTCTCACTATTGGGTGGCGCATAATGGCAAAAGAAAAAAAAGAGCCAAAACAAGACTGGCGTAGTGCGTTCATTTCAAAGTTTCCACAATACGCAAAACTTGTTGATGGTGGTCCAGGAGAACAGGAAGCCCGAGCCAAATTTGGTGATGACCTAATTGATCTTATTCAGGATGTAGCCAAGAGACCAACACAGTACGACTTCACAACCCAAGCTGGCGTTGATGCTTTCAATGCAAAAGTTAAAGCAACCAAGTACTACAACGAAACGGTTGAGTCAGCAAAAACATTTGACGCTTTACTTGATGTAGATAAAGCCGACAAAATTAGAGCTAATCGCATAACTATAGCTAGTGGTTATGGTGACCTTGGTTTAACTACTAAAGAACTAGACGACATTACATTGACAGCAACACGTCGTGGTCTTAATGGACTTGCTTTGTCTCAGTATGTAAACAGCGTTGTGGGAACTCGTGCTCGTGGCAAACAAGATCTATTGGACAGTCTTGATGCGCAAGCGTTGAAGAAAGTAGCAATGGATTACGGGTACAACCCACCAGATTTAAACGAACAAATCCTTGCATCTGTTCAGGGCAAAGAATACAACGGGGAAATTATTACTGCCGACACCATTAAGAAAAAAGGTGTGGCTTTAGCAAAGGCAGCACACTTTCAGTTGGCTCCACAATTGGATGCTGGGTTAACTCTTGCTGAGATCTTTAGTTCCTATCGAGACACAGCCGCCAACACATTGGAGCTGGCTCCAGAATCTATTTCGTTTAACGATCCAAAGTTCAGAGAAGCATTTGGTGGACCCAACACTCCGCCACCCACATTGGGTGAATGGGAAACAATGTTGCGTACTGATCCCAAATATGGCTTTGAGAAAACAAAGAAAGCAAAACGTGATGCTGTGTCCATGGCAATGACCATAGCTAAAATGTTTGGAGAGGTGGCGTAATGTCAATGTCAGAAGCTGATCTTCGGGCGCTTTCTGAAGCTCGTGGTCGTCAGATAACTCCACCTGCAGCAAGACCAACAACACCCGAGCAGCAACCATTTTATGACGATCCATACTTGGCTTACAACCGTGCCAAGTACGGAACAATTGAAGGCACTATTGGTGGCACACCAATCACCAGCCCTGGTGGTGGCGGCGGAACTGGTGGTGGAAACGACGACAACAATGAGGAAGATATATTTGTTCCAACCGCTGGAGCGAAAGAAATACTTCGTTCAGTACTTGCTACATATGGACTTGGAAGTTTGTATGACTATGCTTGGTCTTTGTATACCAACAAAGAAGTAGATGTTGATGATGGTGAATCTCTTGTTTATGCATTACGCCAACAAGATGCATACAAGAAACGGTTTGCTGCTAATGAACGACGCAAAGCTTTGGGATTTAATGAGCTTTTACCATCCACCTATATTGCTTTAGAAAAATCGTACAAAGATACTTTGGCTGCCAACGGTTTGCCACAGGGGTTCTACGATTCGCCAGATGATTTTGAGAAACTAATTGGCGGTGACGTATCGGTAGCAGAGTTAAACAATCGCCTTAAGGATGCATACACGGTTGTGCGTGATGCTTCCCCAGAAGTAAAAAATAAGATGGCAGAGATGTACGGGGTTACGGACGGGGATCTTCTTGCATATGTAATCGACCCAGATCGAGCACGTCCTCTTATGGCCCCAGATTACAAACGTCAAGCACAAGCGGCTTTGATTGCCGAAGGCGCCCAAAGACTTTCAGGACTTAACTTCAATAAAGATGTAGCTGAACAGTTTGTACGGCAGGGTGTTACTCAAGCAGAAGCAGAAGCAGCCTTCACAACGGTAGGACAAATGGGTGAACTGCGACGTGGTGGTTTTGGTGAACAGCAAATCACGGATCTTCAATTTGCTCAGGCTGCTTTGGGTACTGATGCTGAAGCTAAGAGGTTGGTGGAAGAACGCAAGAAGCGTCGTATTGGTGAAGTAACTGCTAGTGGTGGTTCAGCAACCCTTGCTCAAGGCGACAGCGGTTCGTACAAATCTGGGTACGGTCAAGCAAATCTCTAACACAGATAGTCAACCCTTGACAATCACTAATTGTGATGTAAGATAGTTATATCCCATCAGGGATAACCATTGGAAATCCCCCCGATTTCAATGTGCTAATAGGGGTGAGATATGCAGCCACTTGGCCCCTCCAGCCAGGTGTGGGCGGAGGAGTGGGTCATGCAAGAACAAGACTTCTATGAAGAGGACAGCGTTCAGGAAGACCAGGCAACAAAGAATCCAGTTCGTGCAAGGATGCGTGAGTTGGAGTCAGAGGTTAAGAGCTTGCGTCAGCAAGCAGAGGAAGCTAAGTCAGCTCAACGAGAGTTGGCATTTGTGAAGGCAGGCGTAGACCTATCTTCAGGGATGTCCAAGTATTTCGTAAAGGCTTATGATGGCGAACTCACACCCGAGGCAATCCGAGTTGCAGCCGCAGAAGCAAATCTCATTAAGCCCCAAGAAACTGTGCAAGCAGCCCCGATACAGGAGAAGCAAGCATGGGATCGAGTTAGCAACGCATCACGCGTTGGAGATACAACTGAAGCGACGGTTGACTATGCAACTAGAATTGCAAACGCTAAATCCGAAAAAGAAGTAATGGAATTGTTGGCTCAAGCAAGAATGAATCAAATCAACAATTAACCAATTCTTTAAGGAGAATTAAAACATGGCAGGCGAAACAACAACCTCGTCCTTGTCTGTAGACCAGGTGGCGTTTGACCGTCTTGCGTATTTCGCATTGCGTTCAGAGCTTCTTTTCGATCAGGCAGCGGACGTACAACCAGTAGCACAGGCAATGCCTGGTACTGGAGTTACATTCACAATCTTCGCAGACATCGCAGCAGCGACATCTACGTTGAACGAAGTAACTGACGTAACCCCAACAGCGCTCTCGGATAGTCAGGTAACAGTTACCTTGGCTGAATACGGTAACGCAGTTGTTACAACAGCAAAACTGCGCGGAACAGCATTCTTGGATGTTGACTCGGCAGCAGCAAACATCATTGGCTACAACGCAGGTGACTCAATGGATCAAGTTGTCCGTGAAGTCCTTGCTGGTGGCAGCAACGTAGCTTACGCAACTGGTGGCGCATCAGCTCCATCAAGCCGTGTAACTATGGCTGTAGATGACTTGTTGGTAGCAAACGACATCCGTAAGCAGGTAGCTGCTCTGCGTGGTGCAAACGTTGCAACCTTCAATGGTTCATACATCGGCTTCATTCACCCAGACGTGTCGTACGACTTCCGTTCGGCTACAGATGCAAGTGCATGGCGTACGCCAGCTAACTACGTAGATCCAACTGGTATCTACAATGGCGAGATCGGCTTGTTTGAGTCGGTACGTTTCATTGAGACACCACGTGCCAAGGTATTCACCAACGCTTTCAACGGCGCAGGTGCATCTGGTACGGGAGACTCGTATGCAACTCTTATCATGGGTCGTCAGGCTCTTGCTAAGGCGTTCAGCACACAAGATGGCAATGGCGCAACACCGAAGATTGTCCGTGGCAATGTCACAGATATCTTGATGCGTCTGCAACCACTTGGTTGGTACTGGCTCGGCGGCTACGGTCGCTTCCGCGAAGCTTCGCTTCGTCGAATTGAGTCGGCATCAAGCATTGGCGCAAACGCCGTCTAATAATTAGTCAGAGCCCTCCGCTCCTCCTCATCGGGGCGGGGGGCTTTGCTATACTCTTTTTGTTGAAAGGTTCTTATGTCGATTTCTAATTATGCTGAAAACAAAATTCTTGACCACGTAACTGGCGAGGCTGCTTGGACTATGCCAACAACGGTTTATGTCAAGCTGCACACAGGTGATCCTGGCGAAGCTGCAACGTCAAATGCTGCCACGGAAACTACACGCAAAGCGGCATCTTGGTCAGCTGCGTCTTCTGGTTCTATTGCTACAGATGCAACAATTGAGTGGACCAACGTTTCTACAACAGAAACATACACGCATTGGTCGTTGTGGGATAACTCAACTAGTGGTAATGCTTTGTGGACTGGTGCACTATCTGCATCAGCTGCTGTTACGGCTGGAGATACTTTCCAAATCACTTCGCTTACGCTGTCTCTCGATTAGTCGGTAGGGGGTAAACCCTATGCGGACAATCGTAACT